AGAACGTTTCCAAGAAACGAAGCCTACCTCTAATTCGTCAGCAAAACGCTCGTTCAATCGTAGCATTTGAATACCACCAGCATTACGAACAACAAACTTGCTGAAGTCAGCAGCTACCATTGTTTTTGTACCAGTTGCAATGCTTGACTGCATATCGTTGTTCACATAAACTGGAACACCGAAGATACGGTCAGGCTGTCCCATTTCCATTGAAGGAATGAAGATTGGGAAGTCGTTTGCAGCGCCTAAACCTAAAGCACGAACAGCAGCGATGATGTTATCGTGAGCCATAAGACCGAAGCCAGGCTTGTTACGATAAGAAGCATCTACGCTGTAGATAAGGTCTAAAAGGTCATCCGCAGTGATTGCAGTTGCTCCAGCAGCAGTGTTACCTAAAGCTGAACCAGTAACCAAACCTTGAGGTTGAGAAGAACCAGTACCAGTAGTGAAGGCAGCATTAGTTGCACGAGCGATACGCTCACCCATAGCTTCAACCAAGAACGCGTTCAAGTCGAAAGCAGAGTCTTGTAATAATTGTTGAGATACTTTTACCAATGAGCTGTAGTTGTAAGCAGAAAGCTGCTTGTTACCAAAGGTCATATCTTGTACCGTTACAGCAGAAGCCTCACCAATTAAATTGGCGTCAGTAGCAGTGTCATTGATTGTAGGGTAATCCAACAAACCACCTGAAGCAGTGTTCAACTTCTTAGCCAAACGCTCTACCTCGCCAGTGAAGGCAGTAGCAACATCAAGCTCATTGCTGAACTCTTGAGGTACTAAGAAACCACCTAAGTTGTCAGTACCAGCAACTTGAGTTGCAGTACCACGCTTTTGTACCATTGAGCGCTCTTCAGCAGACAATGAACCAAAGCCGTGACGTAGGTATTTAGAGAATGCAGCAGATGCGTTTGCTTTAGGAGCAGCAGCACGAGCTTCGCCTTCGATAGAAGCGATCTCTTTTTTCATCTCAGCGTTGCGCTCGATGATTTCAATTTCTTGCTTGAGGCCACGAGCATCTGCTTCGATAGCTTCAAACTTTGTTTTTTCTTCGCTCGTCATTGAGCGACTTTCAGCGTGTGCACCAGCTACAATTGCATCAGCATCTTTGATGAGCTGCGCACGACGTCCTCTTAATTCGATGTTTTTCATCTTAATCGAGTTTTAAAAGTTTGAGTTTATATTCAAAGATTTCAATATCAGACATTTCTTCAACCTCGGCTTGCACCTCAACTTCAGCACCCTCTGATTCAGGTGTATCTTTTCTCATCATTAGCTCACTTGTTGCATCCGGGTACGCGGGTTGCGCAACTGGCGATACATCAAGAAGCCTTGATACTTTTTCTATTATTCTATAAGTCTTTCCATCACGCTCTTCCCAGCGGTCGCTCTCAATCAAGAAGGCGAATGAACTTTGATTCACATCGCCTCTCTTCATCAATTCAACCAAATCTTTTGCGTATGAAGTATTCGGTAGGTCAACCTCGTAGTAGAGTCCTCGCTCATCACTACTAAGGCGTAAGGTTCCGCTGGACACTCTACCAAGAAGCAAGTTTTCATCGTGATTAAAATAAGCGCGTGTATCATTATCAAGTACATCATCAAAAGCTCCTCTTGCAATCTGCTCGTAGAAGCCTCCCATCCATTCGCTGTCGCTGTTGTAAACAGCAGCATAGCCTCTAATGGTTTCACCTTCGTACTCAGCGCTCTCCATACGGAACTCACGCTTCTCAATGATGGCCTTGTGGCTACGCACCTCAGCATCAAACTTCTCTAAAGTCGAGAAGCGGTGCACGACATTAAGCGCTGGCTTGCGCTCGATGTAGGCTTCCTCTTCCGAGGAGTAGCGGTATATTCTGATGAGAGCCGCTGGATCATCAGCAGTGCCATTGACTTTAAAGCCGCTATCTGCCTCGAGTTCTCCATCTCTTTCGATTTGAATGATAACACCGTAGGCGCTTCCGCCGCTTGTGTTCCAACGTACAAAATCACCTACGCTCAATGCATCAGGTTCTGCACGCTCCTCATCTTTATAGCCAGCCTCTTCCATCTCACCCTTACCAAATGTGATGACAATTTCCTCATCAGTCTCAACAACTGACTTGATGTGGCGTTCTTTTTTATCTTCTCCCATTTGTTCAATAGTCCTTTTTGCCCATCTGAGCATCTCATCACCTCCCCATGCAGCATACATGATGGAGCCACAAATCTCTTTGCCATCCTCATCCGTAAAATCACCTTGATCATAAACCTTGGCTCTGCTCAAGAATGAGTAGGTTCTCACTACAGTCTCATCACTGATAGACTCACGGCCAGCCAATTGGTTGGCTCTTGCCCAGCCCACCGGAGTTCCGCAATCCGTACCATTCTCCTCACGGAAGTCCAAGGCACGTTGTGCGTTGTCACTTGCTGCTTGTGGGTAGTCAGTGTACGGCATTAGTCATCATCAGTGTTATCCGTTGCAACATCTACCATGTTCAACGGCTGGAGGTAAGTATCTCCATTATCAATGTTGTCCAAGCCTTCAAACTTGCGTATGTCGTTAACGCTCAACCATCCCCACTGGCGTGCTGTAGCATAGCTGCTATATCTGCTTGAGATGTCACCACGCAACAACCCATCCATATTAAAGCGGATGTAGTAGTCATTCCCATTAGGGAACAGCTTGCGGTTGAACTCTGCCTCCCAACGCTTCACCCATGGCAAGATGGTATTGCGCTGAAATTGTATTCCTTGCTCCTCTATGTTCGCTCGTGTTGAGCTGTTCTCCAAGGATCCTAAGTAAGCCAAAGGTATCCGGAAGAACCGTGCAATATCTACCACACCAAATTGGCGTGTCTCTAAGAATTGGCTCTCGCTAGGTGATATGCTCACCTTTTGCAAGTTCATGCCTTCTTCTAAAATTGCAGTTTTGTGTGCGTTGTCTAAACCAGCGTATCTACGCTGCCATGAGGCCATCAGTCTCTTGTAGGCATCATCTGATAATCTACCTGGGTGGGTAAGCACGGTGTTTACATTTGCACCATTCCCAAAGAAGCTACCGCCAAACTGGTCAGCAGCCAATCCCAAGCCTATACTTTCCCTAGCTGCCTCAATCACGCTCTTGCCAACAATACCATCAAAAGAGAGTCCTACTATGTGGATCATCTCGGTATCATCAAAAGTTTCCTTGCCATCATCAATGGTGTAGAACTTCTCATCCTTGTAGACCTTCACCTTCACCCTATCAGGATGTACTGGTATCAAGCTCACTGGTTGCCCAGCCTCATTGCGCTTGATAGCTATGTAAGCATTGCCATGCAAACAAAGGTGTGCCTGGCAGCTCTCACGGAAGTTAAAGTCGGTCATCATTCCATTTGGGGAATGGATGAGCTGGTTGATTGGGTGTGCTGAAGCATTGCGTGTGCTACCTTCAAAGTCTTGCTTCACCATCCAAGGGAGAGAGGCAATGGTCTCAGAGATAACACGAACTGCACCAAATACAGCAGATAAGCGCATAGCACTATCTTCAGTAATGGCAATGCCAGTTTTTGATGCGGAACCATCAAACATCCAAGAGGCTGGATTCGCCAACGAGGTGGATGGATTGTTAGGAGATGAACGGAATGCGCTCAAGATACGCCCGAACAAGTTTTGATTCTCCGCCATAAGTGTATAGATACTTTGTAATTACGAGTGCAATATAAGTATCACTAAATGAAATAAAAAAGCCCCACCATAAAGGTGAGGCACACCGCCAAACGATACCTAAACAACTAAAAAGGAAGCGGTGAGTGAGCAAAGCTATCGTTTTTCACTCTACTACACAAAGCAGTTAGTGAAAACTTCATCCGCACATTCTCCCTCACAATATCCTGAATGACTGCAACGCCATACCGGATGCTAATGATCTTGTACTGCCAGCCAAATCTTTTGGATAGTAAATAGTCTCCTACTGAAAATTCTAATTCTTGTGCCATGATAAAAAGGTTTTATTGTTGTTGCCTTCAAGTTATAAAAAAAAACACAAAAACCAAGTATACATGATATGATGTTCTTTGCACCCCCTCTCACTATTTGTTTTTTTAGGTGCGTGCATCTACGCACAAAAAAAAAGAAATAGGGAGTGCAATCGGTTTAATTTTATTTTTTTCTCCCTATATATAGCAGGAAAAAAACAAAAATTAACAGAAAAATGTTAATAAGTCCGCTTTTTGATGAGGTAGATATTTCCATCAATTACCATCTCAACGGCATAAATTTCACCTGAAATTACCCTCAAATATGGTGTGATTCCATGTATATCAAATAAGCGCAAGGCTAATTTTTGAGCTTCTTCTAAGGTCATAAAAAGCGTATATCATTAGATTCATAGGTGCTGGTTCTTGATACATCAGAGTTCTCAACGGTCATCTTTTCACCCAAAGCCATAATCAAAGCAACCACTCCATCAATCTTATCACCAGCTTTTGCCTTGCTAAATTTTACGTTCTCAGCATCATCTTTCTTCACCACAACATTACCAACCATCCACCGGAGCATTGAGTTTCCTCCATGGTGCAAAAGCCTCTTTTTCACCAACACTTCAGCATTCTTGATGGGGCCACTCATAGAAACAAAGCCCTGGCCAAAAGGATCCATCTCAATACCTTCCTCAACCAACTGCTGCACCAACGCATTAGAGTTCCACCTATCAAAAGCTATGCTCTGCACATCAAAGACCGTTGCCGCCTCTATTATTTTGTTCTTGATCACGTTGTAGTCCGTAGAGTTCCCATCGGTGACTATCAGCTCACCCTTAGAGACAAAAGCATCATAGGAGCCACCAGTCTGCACCCTCCTACGCTCCACGGCTGCCTCACTAACAAATAGGTATGGCAATATCTTCATGCTACCATCTTCCCAAGGGAACAAGAGCACCAGGGCAGTAACATCCTCCACGGCTGCTAAATCCAAACCACCATAGCAAGGTTTGCCCTTCAGCTCTTCAAGGTTTACCGTGCCGGCACTAAGCATCCACTCATCATCAGTAATCCATGATGCTAGAGAGTTCACCCATTGGTTGAGGTGCAGCTGCCTGAAGGCTATCTCACTGCTTGGCAAGCTCTTTGCCTCTTGGCTCATCTTCCTAAAGTATTCAGGCTTAATGCTTACATCAAAGTTGGGGTTAGCCTTTCGCCAGGTATCTTCACTATGGATGTCATCATCTTGAGCAGCCTCATAGATAAGGGGAAGGAAGGTGTCATCCTCAATGATTCCATCACGCACCTTCTTACCATAATCATAGAGCTCATAACAAACGCTGTTAGGATCAAACACTCCAGCGGTGGAGATTCCAAACATAAGAGGCTGCGACCTTGCACCCATAGAGGTGCTCATCACATCCCACAACTCACGGTTTTTTGCTGAGTGAACCTCATCATAAAGCACTGCACTAGCATTCGCTCCATGCAAAACACCAGCATCAGCAGCTACCGCTTTGAGGAAGGAGTTGGTGCCTTTGAGCACAATAGAGTTCCGGTATGGTTGGCACGCACGCTCAAGCACTGGTTGATTCCTTACCATCTGCTTGCACACATCAAAGATGGCGTTTGCCTGATCACGAGAAGATGCACAAACATAGATTTCTGCTCCTGGCTCTTTCTCTACAAATAGGAGTGCTAGACCAATGGCGGCAAGTAGGTTTGACTTACCATTCTTACGAGGGATAAATACAAAAGAGGTGCGGTACTGCCTCGTGCCGTTTTTGTTTACCGTACCAAAGAGGTCACGGATGTAGTCCTTCTGCCACTCTTCCAATAGGAAGGATTGACTTGCTAAGTCTCCCTTAACGTGGGTACACACACGCTCTATAAATCTGATAACCCTATCTGCTTTGTTGCTGTCGTACATCTTATCCTAATAAATCCTCTAAACAATCCAATCTTTCCGGAGCACTCAACTTGGCTCTTGCCGCTGCGGTGAGTCCAAACTCAGGCAGCATCTTCTTTATCCTATCCCATGCACCATTCATCATTCCAAGCTCCGGCCTTGGTCTATGCATCTCATCACCTTGAGCAGTGGTAGTGCTGTAGGTAGGGCCAAGCTTCTTGATCACTTGCCTTGCAGCACAATAGTCCTCCCACGCATCACTCAACATCTGCAATGCTATGGCATCCAACTCAGCAACCACACCAAGGTCATCAAGGTGCTTGACCAACCAGTGGAATGTTTCCTCACTGCTTTGGTAGGTCGGTAAGTCGGGGCGGCCTTGTACATCCTCTTGCACATCAAGCCTATTCTCGTGCCTATCTTTTCTATATGTTCCGGCAGCCTTCACCATGGCTGTTGGCTTTCTCTTTCTTCCTGGCATCTTACTGTTCTTCTTTTGATTTTACACGATGACACTCTCTATGCATTGCTTTAAAAGTATTTGCCATTTTCTATCCTAACCCAAGGCGATTGCTAAGGCCACGGCTGTGCCAGCCGGGTCTACTTGTAGATTTGTTTGAGCCGCGGATACCGTAGAAGCACCCGTACCACCAT